CATGCCCGCGAACTGCAGGAAGATCCTCGAAGTAAAGCGGCGTTGGAAACGGCCACGTCTGCTCGACGCCGTCCGGGTCCACGTACTTTATCGAGAGGATCTGCACCTCCGGCGGAAATGGCAGCGGCTCGCGATTGCTCGGCCAGTCGCATCTCTGCCATTCCAGCACCTGAATGCCGAGCGCGCGCCCCAGCCATCCGGCAGGTCCGTCGAGCCACTGTGTGGCGGCAAGAATGAATGACCTGATCAGTTCGTCATCGTCAGTGATGTCCGGGTCAACCACTAGGAATTGTTTGGCCTCATCAAGACTGACGATTTCGGTCGGAGCTTCGACGACAATGACGCGCACGGCACAGTCCTACTTGTTTTTCTCGGAGGCTTGCTCTGCCTTATTGGACGGCTGATCCTCCGGCTTCGCCTTTCCGCCAGGCTCGGATTTTAACTTTTTCACATCGGCGGCGAGTGCACCGATCTTGGCTTCAGCTTCCCTTCGCGCAGCATCGACCCGGCCAGTGATCTCCGTCAGCTCCACATCCGCACGTTCGCGTGCCTTGGAAACTTCAGCGCCGATTTCCGCAAGCTTGGCGTCGGCAGCCTCCCTAGCCTTCGCCAGTTCCTGCGAAATCGCCTCCCGGGCCCGATTGGCCTGATCGACGAACAAGTTGAACTCGGCTGCGATATCCGCCTTCGTCTTGCCTTCAGCCGCAGGCTGCTTCTGTGTCGCGCCAGGCAACGCCAGCACGCCGAGACTGACTAAATGCTGCGCATCGCTTTCGGCGAGTTCGCGAGTTTCACCGCGCTTGTAGAAGCGATCGCCTTCATGTTCGCGGAGAACGTCATACTTCACGATTTTGCTCATGCTACTCTCCTTCGGTTCATGAAGCGGGCGGATCGCGCCGCCCGCTGTGATGAGCGGAAAATCAGGCTACTCGGCCGAAGTCGCCGTAGATGAAGGCTTCCGGACGGTAGACAGCCAGAGCAAGACGCTCTTCGATCAGCATGGTGATCAGGTTCTTGATGAAATCGTCCTCGTTTTCGGTGGCGATTTCGACACGCGCCATCCAGCGGTCGAATATCTGCGCGCCAAGCTTGAAAGCGCCCGTGAGGAACTTATCGACCGCCATTGCCTGGGTCTGCACGACAGGCAGGCCCCAGAGCGTCGGTGTGATGGTGCCCTGCGGATTGCCGATGATGTAGCGGTCTGTCGTATCCTTGAGCGTTTCGACCCAAGCCCAATCGATCGGGTTCATGACGTGACCGGTGGCCGGATACTCCGCCAGGACCGCCTGCAGCATCGCCAGGCGCATGATATCGATGCTAGTCGGATTCGTCAGCGCGATGGGCGCAGCAAATGCCGTGGCTTGCGGAATGATGCCGAGCAGGTTCTGACCAGTTCCATCACCGTTGAGGAGCTGCGTCTCTTCCTTGAACGCGAGACCGTATCGACCGCGCCCATCGATATAGGAGGCCAACTGGGCAAAGTCCTCCATGGCCTGACGGGAAGCCTTGAAGTGATGCGCGATGACCTTAGCTGACGTATTCTTCAGAGCGAACTTGATGTCGGATTGCGGCTTCGCGCCACCTTCCGCCACCATGCCGGCACCGTTGGTGAAACCGGTTTCCTGGACATATTCGAGGACGCCGCCGTCCATCCGGCCAGGAGTGAGCAAGTCGCGAACCGTCATGCGGCGCTCGGGCGGCGCGATGACGCCTGGGAGCCGGGTCGAAGGAATGGCGGCGCCGATGGCGCCTGCCGTATCGGTCGTTGCGGTGGTGATGACCGCTTTGACCTGCATGTCGATCCGGCCACGCGGCTGGCTCTGGCCGAGGAATTCCTTGACCTTGGTGTCCTCGACGAACTGCTGACCGAGCGTCTTTTCCGCGTTGCCGTCGTCGCCGCGATTGCGGGCGAGTTTCTGCTCGAATTCGGCCACCTGCTCCATGAGGCCATTCATCTTGAGCAGTGCCTCGTCGGCTTTCTCCTTGATGCTTGACGACATCTCGCCGCTCTTCTTGGCTTCGCCGAGCGCCTTTTCGGCGATCTCCTTGGTTTCGTCCATCGACTTCTGGAACAGTGCCTTGACCTCGTCGGCAAGCTCCTTCGCCGATTTGGTGTCGTGGCCGCCGGCATCACGCAGATAGCGGCCGGCCGCACGTTCATTCGCACTCATTGCGCCGAGCACAGCAAAGGCCGACGCGTAGAAACGCATCTTCATTTTCATGGTAGTCTCCAATGTTGGATTAGCGCAGGAGAGCCTGCAGGAAGGTGGTAGCCTCGCTAACCGGCGCCTCGGGATCCCCCCGAAGATGCGGTGCGGCCTTGCTGGCTATGGCCGTGGCAAGGGCTTTCGAGAAACCGCCTGCATCCCGCAGGAAGTCCTCGAACTCACGGACTGTCGGCATCTTGCCGGCGTCCAGAATGGATTTCACCGATGTCACGCGAGCCTCGACGTTCATCGGCATGGTGACGAGCGATATCTCGCGAAGGTCAACCATCTTGAGGCGGCTGACGCCGCGGCGCTTCTCATCCTCGACGATACCGCCCGGCGGGATGCGATAGCCGATGGACATGCCGCCGATGGCTTTTGCCTTCAGCAGACCATGGGCGCGTTTGGCGAGCGGATCATGATCGACAAGCAGTTGGCCCTTAACGTAAAGCCCTTTCGCGTCTTCGGAAATGTCTTTCCAAAACCCGATAGGCTCCCGCTGATCATGCTGCCACAGCATGGGAATGGTGCGCTTGTCCGATTTGGCCTTCACGATGCTTTCGATGAAGGCGCCAGGCTCGACGACATCGCCGCCCTGATCGACATTCCCGAAGGTGGAGGCGTAACCTTCAAATTCGCCCGCATCGCCGACACTCTTGGTATCGAGCACGAAATCATAATTGTGGGTCATATCGCACTCCGCGAATTCAATTGTTCGGGACATTGGGAAGCTTCCCACTTTCGTTGATGGGAACGTTCTGCATCTGCATGCGCGGGACATCGCCACCCGGAACGGCCGGCATGTTTTCAAGGGCACGAACTTCATTGATCGTCATCGCGCCGATCTGCGTCATAGTCTGATAGAACGTCGCGCGCGCCGAGCTGTCGCCGCGCAGCAGTCCATCAAGGTTAAATTCGATCGTAATTCCTGACGCGCGCTCGGTTGGTGTCAGCAACTGCTTTTCCAGAGCCTGCTCGATGCGCTTCAGGCGGCGCCGAAGCGTGAACTTCTGGAAGCCGAGAACCTGCTCCGACAGACCGGAGCCGAAGCTCGTGACCTTTTCCGTATGCCCGATCATGAAGGGCGGAACTCCGAAGAAGCGGCAAATCTCCTGCACCGAGAACGCGCGCGACTGCAGCATCTGCGCATCTTCCGGCTTCATATCGATGACCTGAAGCTTCTGGCCGCCCTCCAGAATGAACGGCTTGCCGGCATTGACGGCGCCGACGAACTTGTCTTCGAGCTTGCCCTCAATGGCATTTCGTTGCGGCTCTGTGAGCCACTTCTCGAATGTGAGGGTGACGCCGGGACGCATCCCGTTTGCGAACATCTTTCCGGCCGTCTTGTCGATCGTTCTCGCAAGCCCGAAGGCGTGACGACCGAAATGCAAGGTGGACATGCCGCCGAGAGGATCACCGCCGAAGCCGCGGATATGGAGAACGCCACGATCGGACTCGATGTACGACTTTCCATTATCGGTCCAGGAATACTGGATCGAGCCATCCGACAGGCGTCGCACGTTCATGCATGCCGGATTAATCGGAACAAGCCCGATGATGGCTGTTGTCGATCGCAGGATCTGGGCATAGGCATTGCCGCGAAGCTCGATCGATGCCGCGATGAAGTCCCAGAAATCCACGGCCGTCTGATCGAAGTTCGGGCTATCATGGAGGATGCGATAGAGCGGGTGATCCTTCGCAACGATCCGGTTTCCCTTTCCATCGAGGCGGTAAACCATGAGCGGCAATGACGATATTGTGCCAGATATCAGGTTCACGCATGCCCAGACGGACGAAATCGTCATGACATTGGCGTCGTCGACGCTTTCGCCAGCATCGCTCTCCGAGCCGGTTCGCGACCATCCGTCCGGACTGCGCAACGATAGGGTGCGCACAACGGCATTCGCCATCTTCTGCAGAATGTTCACGCTGCCCCCGCGAATTGTTTGAAGTAGTCCGCCTCACCCGCTCCAGAGGCTTCCGGGTTAAGCTCCATGAGCTTGCCAGCGTTCAGCATCGCCATGAACGGATCGATCTTGGCCCAAGCCTCTTTCTTGTCGACGAGGACCATGGTCGGTCGATGCTCGAGTTTCACGTTGCCGACACACCAATCCATAAGATCGGAACCGGAATGCTTGAACGTGCCGTCCATCAGCTTGCGCTCGATACCGAAAACGGCAGAGCTGAGCCGGCCACCTTGGGGAACAGAGCGAACCTGCGGATCGACGATCTCGCGCACCGCCAACTCCTCGACCAGGGCTGTTATGCCCCATGCGTCAACGCCGACACCACCATCCTCAGGCAACAAGCCGGCGTCGCGTACGCGAGCGATAATGGCCGCCGCCTCTTCCGCATCCTGTGTCGGCCGTTCGCAAATGACGAGATCGCCACCTTCGCGGGCGAAGCCGTTCAGCAGTTCGGCTATGTTCTTGCGGGCCTTCAAAACAGAAGGATGGCACCAAGCCCTTATCCAGAGCAGCCATTGCCGTGTCAGCTTATGCCGGCCAATAAGCGCCAATCCCCAGAGGTCATCGAGGCCGCCAGCATCGCCGCCGGCAACGATAACGTCGCAATTCTCGATGAGGTATTCGAGGGTGATCGACTTGTCGGCCGCCGCTTCCCAATAATCGACGCCACCCCACCGATCGCCATGCATCGCCATCCCAATTTGAACATTGAGATGTTGAGATGCCCAGCGCCGACGCTCCTCCTCACCCTTTTCGGATGCTTCCTTCCACTCCTCCATCAACCGCTCGATCGTGATTGATAGATTGAGGTTCGGAAGAACCATCGGCCAATTCTTCGGATCACGCCAAGGCTGATCCTGATCACGTTGCATCGCTTCGGGGAACTCGTAGAGAACCGGAAGTGTGCGGGCGTCGGTTATGGTCCCGTCGCGCACATTACGCGCATATTCGAGCTCAACCTTGAACGGCCCTGATGGCGGCTCGTCGCTCTGCGTCGTGATAATGATCAGAAACGATTCAGGGTTCGGAATAAGACCGCCACTGATCTGACCAAGAACGCGCGAGGCGTAAGAGTAGGCCGACATGACGTGCAGCTCGTCAAGCAGAACGCCGACTGGCTTCACGCCGGTCATCACCTTCATATCGAAGGTCTTAATCTTCAGCTTTGCCTTGGTGAGGCGGTCCTTGATCGTCTTCTGGTGCTCGATACACTGGAAGCGCTTGGACAGATATTCATCCGCCTCGATCATCCCGGATGCCTGCTGGAATGCCGTATCGGCAACATCCTGCGTCGGCCCGACCAGAAGAAATTCGGCACGTGGGCGCCGGTTCATGAGGAGCGCTGTGACCATAATGCCAGCGCCGCCCGTCGTCTTCGAGTTCTTCTTTGGCACGAGGCCGAAGACCTTGCGTACGTGTCGCTCGCCGTGTTCGTCTAGGGAGCCG